AAGGTTCAGCGGCAGGTTGCCCCGGATGGGCAGCCGGTAGCCCGGCAGGTCGTACATCCATGTGGCGCGCAGCAATACGGCACCCGGGCAGAGCGCCTGCACCCGCTGCTCCATTTCCAGCTTGCCCTGCCCGTACACATTGGCAGGCTTTAACGGAATTGTTTCCGGCAGCGGGCCGGACTGCTCCACACCGGCATAGACCTGATCCGAGCTGAAAGCCACCAGCTTTGCGCCGATCTCAGCTGCCGCCCGGGCAAGCCAGACCGACAGTTCCACATTGGCGCGGTAAGCCTGCTCCGGGTGGCCGGCGCAGTAGCCGGTATCCGAAATGGCGGCAGTGTGCAGAATGACATCCGGGCGCTGCTGCAAAACAGCCTGCCGCACGGCGTCCTCCCCTGCTGTTGCCAGAAAGCCTTTAGGAAAGGTGCACAGTTCGTAATGCCCCGCCCATTGCTGCATCACGCGGGAACCTACAAAGCCGCCTGCACCGGTTACAAGGATCTTCTTCATTTTGTTCTCCCGCAATAAGGCATCAGATAAAAAATTCCAGCACGAACACCACGGCACAGCAGCCTGCAGCCACCTGAAACAGGCTTGCGCCAAACCATGCGGCAGCAATGCCGACTACCAGTGCAGCAGCACCTGCTGCCGGGCTCTGCGTTGCCTGAATGATGGCCGGAAAGGTCATCACAGCCAGCGTTACATAGGGCACATAGTACAAAAACGACTGGATGAAGCGGTTTTTGATCGGTTTGCGGATCAGCGTCAGCGGCAGGATGCGGATGGCATAGGACACCAGCGCCATGACCGCAATATAGATATAATTGTTATGCGTCATCTTCGTTTTCCTCCTGCCTGACCGGGAACAGCACCGCTGCTGCACCGGAGATCGCCACTGTCAAAAGGATGGTGCGGGTGCCTTCGGAGAGTGCCGAGATGCCCGGCAGATAGCTGCACAGAAAACTCAGCGCAAAGCTGATGACGACCAGCACCGCAACGATCCGATCCTTGCGGGCCGGCGGGATGATGATGGCCAGAAACATTCCGTAAAGTGCCACGCTCAGGGCGCTGACTACCCGCAGCGGCAGCAGGTTGCCCGCTATAATGCCCAGCGCCGTACCACAAGCCCAAGCCGGCGCTGCCAGCAGGATAGCGCCATAGGTATAGTACGGGTTCAGGTTGCCCGGGCGGGCGATAGTAATGCCGAACAGTTCGTCCGTGACATCATAGCCGATGAGCAGCCGATGCCAGAAGGGCGTTTCCGGAGCAAAGCGCTGTGCCAGTGCACAGCTCATCAGCAGATACCGCGCATTGGCGATTAAAGTAATGACCGCCACCTCAAAATAGGTGGCGTTTGCCATGATCAACGCAAATGCGGCATATTCTCCTGCGGAGGCATTGTTCAGCAGGCTGACAAGAAACCCCTGAAACGGCGTAAAACCCGCCTTGCGCGCCGCGATGCCCAACGAAAACGATACCGCAAAATAGCCCAGTGCAATGGGCACACCGTCCCGCATTCCGTCACAGAACACCTTACGGCTGAACTGATCTGCCCTTCCTGTTTGGACGAGCTGCGGCTCCAAAAGCCTCTGCTTCGATTCCATAGTTGATACTTCCCCTTTCCTATTTTGCAAACAACAGAATCTATTATACTCCCCTGCAGGCAGAGAAGAAAGAGGTTTCGGACTTTTTGTGTAAAATACTGCGTTCAAAAGACTTCGGGGGAGCGCTGATATAGGAGACGCTTTGAACGTTATGGCTTGTTTGATCGTGCCGAAAGATAAAAACACCCCGGAGGTTCCGTTTTCACGGACCCCTCCGGGGTGATGGCGCTATTGGAAATTACTCGAGCTCGATTGAAGCAGGGCATTTCCTGCTCTTTTTGGTGTTTTTGAGGTGCGGTTTCACGTTGTTATTTCCTTGTATTCTTCCTGTTCTCCCTCTTTAGCGGGTGCCGTAATGCCATGTGAATGCCACAGCCCAAAAAAAGAGGCCCCAGCGTCGAGGCCCTGCGCTCAGCGTAAGGTTTCGGACGTCGGGGCCTCTTTGTCCAAGAGAGCGTTTCCTGCATTTCATTTTACCGCAGCGGGAAGCGGCTGTCAAGCGGGAAGCGATTTACATTGCAATGCTCCATTTTGTGCGGTATACTGAGGCAAGGGCAAAAAGCCCATCAAGAACAGGAGGTTCAATCATGAAAAAATTTCTTTCCACGCTTGCTGTGCTTTTGACAGTCTGCTTGCTGCTGTGCTCGTGCGGCAAAAAGACGAAATGCAGCGGTCAAGCCGTTTCCGTTGGCAAGAGCGCGATCGAAGCCGCGGACGACTACCTGGACAACAACCAGTCGGCACACGACGCTCTGGACAGGCTGGACGAGCTCAAAGAGAAGATGGAGTATGTGGACTCTGAGGACGTATCAAAGTCCACCCACAGTGCAGACTACTCCGTTTCCTCCGATCTGGTTCTGCTGTCCCACGAGATCACGTTTGACAGCATCGACCACGATCGGTACGACAAAATTTTGGAGAAGCGGAACGACATAGCAAAAACCATCGGCGAGAAAAAGCGCAAATGAGATCAGACCGGCAGGCTTTCAACGACCCGCCGGTTTTTGCTTTCAGCACTCAAATTCAAAGTCCACAGTTGAAAACTATGTGCAAAATGTGGAAAGCAAAATAAGGCCCGTCCCGGAGTTTTTTCTCCAGAGACGGGCCTTTTTTATTTCGCGCCAATCGCGCGGCGCGCGTTTAATACACTGAAATCGCACGATTTACGCTGATTTTATGCTGACTTTTTGCAAAAAACGCGTTTAATGTTGGATGCTCCAGGCGTTTATGTCGGGAGCATGATGTTTGCGCGGCATCACGAAAACGTGTTTGTATGGTGTGCATTTTGTTGACCTCAACAAAATGGTGACGTTTTGTCACCGTTTCGCCGTCAAAGCGGGCTTCATTCACGGAAACGACCCATTTTAACGAAGGTTGCGGATATGTAGTGTTTTTCTTAGGGTTGCTCCTTCATGTTTTCGTGGTGTCACGCAGATATTACTTGCTGACGCCCTTGTTGCGGCTGATCTGGGCCTGGATGCGGGTCGTCAGGTAGCCCACGGTATCTCCGCCGCTGATTTCCTTGATGTAGTCCAGAGCATCTTTGCTCAGGCTCTTAATTGCTACCGAGATCGCACGGCTCAACGCCTGGGCCTGCTCCTCCTCTTTGAACGTGCCGGCCTTTTTCAGATCGTCAACGTAGGACTGGTTCATGGCCGCCACGGCGTCAGCCACCGCGTTTGCGATCTCCTGGACGAGGCGACGGGTCACTTCGCTTTTGGCGTTCTCCTCAGCAGATGCGCTGATCGAGGCCGCGGCCTTCTTCACGCAGGCAGTTGCAAGGGGCAGACAGACCATCAGGACGGCCCAAAAACTTTCACGCAGAATGTTGTTCATAATCGTTCTCCTCTCAAATCACAGTTTTGCCAGGTACTTATCCGCACCCGACAGTTTTTTCCAAGAAGCGGGGCCGCAGATGCCATCTGCAACAAGCCCGTTCTGCTTCTGGGCAGACAAAAGGGCCTGCGTGGTTGCAGGCCCGAAGTTTCCATCCTCTTTGATTTTGAGCAGCTTTTGCAGCAGAATGATCGCCGATCTGTTCGCTGCACCGACGCTCCCCTGCCGGATGGTGGGCAGGATGAAGCTATTGTACGTCGTCGAGGGATAGACGCCCGGAGATGTGCAGAGCCAGGTTGCCTTGCCTGCGCGGGTGTCCGCGTGGCACATAGCAGCCTCGGAATGCCAGTAGATGCCGATGCCGCCGAAGCCCACCGCCTGCGCGATGATGCCCAGCGCGACCGGATTCACGACCCGATCGAGGGTGCGCCAGTCGGCAGCAAACCCATAGAGGTGCTTGCTGTGCGAGCTGCCGTGTACCTTGGCGTTGTGCGTGATGCAGCGATACCCAGACGTGACCTTCAACTTAACGCCCAGCACATCCCGGATGCTCTGGAGCTTGTCTACGAGCTCCAGATCGATCATCTGGGCGTCGCACTTCTTGCACTGGCATTCAAATTCATCCCTGGTAAAATTCTTCGTCAGCGCGGTTTTGTCCCCGCGCTTATATGTTACAATGCTCATACAAAATCACTCCTCTCTGTTATGGGTCATAAAAAGTCATGGCTTTCCAGCAGCTCGTCGTACACGCGGTTGATGTTGTCGATGGCATGGACGCACTTTCCATTCGGGAAATTCTTGTGCTTTTGGCAGTAGCCCTCATAGTCATGCACGATGTCGAGCATTTCGTCAAAGTGCTCTTTTGTGTGACGAACCCCGTGTATCAGTTCATCATTGAAACGCAAAATTTGTGTTCTCCACGATCTAGCTTCTCGGTCATCATCGGTAACAACATGCTCGTCCAGCTTCTTTTGCATTTCCTCCAGCCGCTGCTGCATGGCATCAAGACGCTGCGTTACATCGGCGTTTAGGTTTTTGCTTAAAAATCCAATAATAGCCGACCATGGGTTGATCTTGATAGGCGCGATCTCGACAAGGGACAGCAGGATGATGACAGCAGGCGTGACCATGACAGGCCCCCACGTTTCCAAGATGGCTTTCAGGCTCATTCCGTATCACCTCCCCTCTGTTTGGATTCAGGCCGCAGGTCTGCCCCGCAGCCCCTCATACAGCATCCCACCATCAACACGCCGAACTCGGCCCGTTCGGTGGTGGTGTTCTCGCCCTTGGCTTCCAGCCTGTCCAGCAGGCTTTCGCACAGATCGGGCCAGCTTTTATGCTGCATAGTCTTCGCCCGTGATGTTCTTGTAGTCGTCGGCGGTAATTTCACCGCTTTCCACGCGCTCGGCAAGAACTTTCTTCACGCCAACGCGGCGGGATGCGGGCATCTCAGCCCAAGTCTTAGTGCCTGCAACCAAACGGTTTGCCCAAATGATGTTCATGGTGATACCTCCTTATTCCTTATTCAGCGCTGCGTCCAGCTCACACAGCGCGGTTTCGATGTCGGTCAGACGTTTCTCGTTGGCCGCGTCCTGTTCGCACATTGCGTCCTCGACCTCGGCCACGCGGTCAGGCAGGCCGTCTTTCTCGGCCTGCTTCTTGGCTGCGGCTTCCTTCTCCTGCCGGGTGGGCAGATCGTGTTTCGTCCAGTTCAGTGCCATTTTTATACCTCCTTACTGGAATGCGCCGGAGACGGCTTCGATGTAGCCGCCCTCGCCGGATTCGCCGCGCTCCACGCTGACGCGGAAGTTAAACGCCGCGCCGTTGGTGGCGGTCTTATTCTCAAAGACGATGTTCACGCCTTTTTTTACCTCGGTCGTGGCATCCTGCCAGACCGGGGAGCTGTCGAGTGCGTTGTTGGTCACTTCGGCTTTGAACTTCGCATCATCGGGGATGGAGCCGGTCACCTGAAGCACGGCAACGGTAATGTCGCCCTCAACGGCCAACGGTTCAGCCAGCGTCACGCTTGCGGCGTGGACGGCCTTGGTAAAGGTCGCGGACGTGCTGACGGTTTCCTTGCCGTCGCTCACCTCAACGGTGATGGTGTGGTTGCCGTTCAGGATTTTCTGGAATCCGGCAGCGCTGGCCGTCTGCTCAAAGGTCAGGGCCGTGCCGCTGGCAACGCCGGTGCGGGTCTTGGTGGTCTTGCCGTCCAGCTTTTCGGTGACGGTCAAGGTGTCGCCGTCGGCATCCCTGACGGTGTACTTCCACGCAAAGGCCGCGTTCTTCCGCCCCAGAGCTGCGCCGTCCGTGCTGACGGTAGGTGCAGTGTTGACACTGACCGTGCCATCGTCAGAGACCACGAGTGTAGAGGGAAGAATGAAAGCGGGGCGAACACCATAGGAGCCGCC